AATTTTAGATAATGGTTGCTTTGTCTCCACGTTTACCATAGGATAGAGTGGGTCATTGACACCATAGAATGAATCAACATAACTCACAAAGTTTGTAAGCATATCGTTGAGTTCTGTAGATGAAGTTCTTGAGTTCATAAGTCCTCTGTTTGTATGTACTTATTATAATTGATGAGATTGACTAATCTACATCTATTGTGCCACTAATTTAAGTGTCCCTCTTATCGTTGACTTCCTTTCTTCTCTCCTCTACTCTCTTAAGGAACTCTTCGTCTGGTGTGAATACAATCGGCCCTTCTGCGATTCTTTCTGCTAATTCATCTAATAGTGGGTCTTTCTCGTTTTTCATAGTGCGTATTTGAATAGTACGAAGTTAAATAGGTTTACACCCCAGTGCATCGCCCAAAAGAACGATGCAATGAAAATTAATTTGTCTCTTGCTGTCAAGTTCATGATCTCCTTTGTTGACGATTCAATCCCTCTGTTCTGTTATAAACGAGGACTTGACCTTTTCTCTTGCCACTCTTCTTGACACCATCATAGGATATTTCCTCTGGTGGATTATAGGCATTAAGGTAGTTGTAACCTATGGATTTTCTTCCCTCATTTGTTGAGAGAAGTTCTTTTGTGCCTGACTTATCAAGATTTAACTTTGCTAGTCTTTGAACAGCAGCTGGGGTTTCTTTGATAGAATACATGATAAAATTAAACTGTTTGTGGATTTGGTATTTCAATACCTTTGACATTTACTTGGGTCATTTCTGAAAAATCATCATTCCATTTGTGACTAATCGCATAACCTTCCCATCTATCCTTGACGAATACATAGGAAAACTCTTGCCAACAATCAATCTTCGTAAACTCATCAAAGTTCTTACTAAGAATGGGTGCTTCCTCATCGCCACCATAATAGGTTGTTCTGGGTTCTGTTTTCTCAAACTCTCCTGTCTCTGAGTTGTACTCTTCATCAGAATAGCAACATCCCATATTGCCACCATCTATAAGTTCAGATGCTTTCTCATAGGTGTTAAAGTGTTCTTTAAGAGTCACACCTAACCACTCAGGGTATCCATCCCAATGATGATATACTGATAAGATTGAATCGTCAGGTAATAGGATACCTATTCTTGCTCTTGTTGACATTTAGTAAAGGGGGATAAATTGGATGCGAGAAACAAAAACTGGACTTACGACAATAAGAGCGAATCATTGATGCTCGCCAGTTTTGTTTCCCCACTATTAATATAGCACAAAAAAACCCCCTGTGTAGGGGGCTTGTGACAGTAATTAAACTGTCTGTTTTGGATTGTAAAATTCACTGTTGCATTTATAATGTATTTCAATCTGTCTAGTTTTTGGATAGACATAGGGTTTATGCTCAATGGGCATAGAGTACTGTTTAAATGGATTTCGGTGGATTAAGATGTGATCGTATTTGTCTGGGGTCATAAAGTGTATATATTGCACTTTATTTATACCACTTAATCGTCATATACTAAACACTCTGGCTCATCGGGGTGCATTTCACAAAACAGTTCCAAGACATTCGGGTCATGATGATCTCCTGCTTCGATCTCGTCATGATGATGATCTACATAAACTTCAAGTTCATGCAACTCTTCTTTATAATGTCTCCTAGCTGCTGATGAGATAGTAGGGTCTGTTAACAAATCCTTATCTCTTTGGATGTGATCTTCTATGGTTTTCATAGTTGTCTCCTCCTGATACAATACTATTTATTTGACAAGTACTTTTGTATTGCCAATAGAGTTTCAAGTGGTATCCATGTAGGTTTTTCATCCTCAAATTGAACCTCGACTTCAGTATAAGTTTCTCGATGAAAAATACTGTAACTCTCTCTAGTGTTTTTAACCACACTAAAAGGACTAATCATTCGGATGCTCTCCACTCTTTTCTCATTTTAACATATATATCGTTTCTCGCCACAATATCTCGTACTCTCTTGAAAATTGTTGCGGAATGAGCATATTTACTGGTTGCGTGGTCACTTTCCTGTGGTAATATATCTCTCGTACCTTTCTTATACTTTCTTCCTGAGTTATGATTTGCATATCGTCTTGCTCTCGTAAATCCCATTTCTAAAAACTTTCGACACATATCCATGCCAATAAAGTCTTTCTCATCACGATAGTCAAGATACATTGCAAATATTTTATTAGATGATTTTACGGCCTCGTCAGGGGTCTTAAATCTCCAATAATTACAAATATCGTTAGTATAAGGGCGAACCAATAGAACTCCTTGCTCTCCCCTTCCAATACGATAAAGTTTACGATTTCTCTGATCTTTAAAATCAATGTTCTTGTAATCAAGTTCATAATCAAATTCTTTCATTATGTAAAAATGGTTGTTGTGTTACTTTCTTTAAATTCTTTTCCCCACTCCTTTAAAACATTTAGTTTTGCTGTTTCAATCTCATCACTTTCGTCAGCATTTGTATGATGTGTGACTTCTTTAAGAGTCTTAAGATACTCCAATACATGAGCCCTTATCTCCATCAACTCATCATAACATCCCTGATTATGTGCGCAGCCACGCAAATCATGATCGGGTTTCATTACTGACTCTGTAAATAATGATAATGCTCTATCATACTTAATGTCTGGGGATTCGCTCCCTACTGATGCTTGATCTTTCATGAGACTATGGAATTTGGATTATTTATAGAACAGCAGTTACACTTACGACTCTTGCGTTAGGATTTCTTGCAAGTGCAACCTGTTTTGCTTCAGCATAGTTTCTGGCATAGACCTGTTCTTTGAACACACGGCCTGCTACATAAAGTTCAACTAAATGGTTCATAATGTTTGTAACTATATTATTATATTAGCATAAAATTTATACTTTGCCACCCTAGTATGACAGTTTATGATCTGACTACTGAGATGGCTGGTTTACCTTTCTTGAATACAGTATCGACTACTGCTTGAACACTTTTAGATGTGCTGATACCGACCTTATCATAGACAGGAACACAAATCAATCCGAATGTCTTTGAAGCATCGCCCTTGCGAATAACCCGACCAATGGATTGACTAATACCTATGAAGTCCATCTTTCTCATGAATAAGACCGCTTCAAGACCCTTGACATTGATACCCTCTGAAAGTATGCTATGATGTGCAACTACAAATCTACGGTATGGGTCTTGACCCCAACTGTTGAGAGTATTGAAAAATGTTTCTCTGTCAACTTTCTTACCATTGATAACACCACCTGTCTTTGCTGTAATAAACATCCATGAGTATCCACGATTCTCAAGTTCCATGATAAAGTTTGACTCTGAAAATAAGCGAACAATTTGCTTTGTTGATCTTGCACAAATCAAACTCTTGTTAATGTCATTGTCATCAAGTGTCTCAAGTAAATGCTCTGAGTCTCTCTCAGCAACCTCTTGCTTGTCCTCAAGGATATTAAACTTCTTGATCTTAACTTTAGGTGGTAGAATATATCCCTGCTTGACTAACTTAGGGGCTCCAACATTACAAATGACACCACCAAATATATCTGTGTCATTCATACCAGTTTTGAAAGGTGTGAAAGAATGTTTTGGTGTTGCTGTAAAGAAAAAATTACGAACCACATACATTGAATGATGCTCAACTGCTTCAATAAAGTTCTTTTGAACTGCGTTGTGTGCTTCATCAAAATATACAGTATCAGGCAACATTGCAGTTGCATCCTGTATCTTGTGTAGAGAATGATAAGTAGTGAATATAAGTTGATGTTTTTTACTTGCCCAATACCACTCCTCAATCACTTGAGAATTAGTTGTACTATCATGATGTGTCTCTCCACTATGAACATGAAGCACATCTACGTCATCAATGAACTCAAGGAACTCTTCACATAACTGATTTGCCAATAGAATACGAGGTGCAACTACTACAATAGTTTTGAGTCTGTCACTCTTGAATTGCTCAATGGCATCCTGTATCATACAAATGGTCTTGCCACCACCAGTAGGAACAATCACTTGTCCTTTGTCGTGTCTTGACATTGCTTGAATTGCTTTCTCTTGGTGGGGTCTTAGTTGCATCAAATAAATCTTAGATACACCTAGTATAACAAAAAAAGACCCCATGTGGGGTCTAATGTGACAGTTTGTTGACTGGTTCTTTATTGACTTATAGCCTCCTCGACAACCATACCAAAGGTATGTATAATTTTAAAAATGTCTAGGAAGTGGATAGGTTAACCCATGCTCCACCTTTTCTAACTTGAAACTCATTATCAGTTGTATTATAGATCATTGCACCATTAAGTATTGATGACCCCTGATTATGTGCATCCCTAAGAGCATTTCTTTGAGTAGTAGTTAATCTTGGGATTATCATATATGCAAGTAAGTCTCTATTTGCACCCTCGACTGATACAGCCGCTGAGAAGTCAATCGCTGATCGAGCCGTATCTCCTATCGCAACTGAGTGAGATTTAATATCGCCATAAACATCTAGTTCAACATTTGGTGCTGTATCTGTAGTTTTGATACCAACACTACCATTTGTGGCAACGAAGAAACGATCTTGTGCGAGTGTATTGATACTAAATGTCTTTCCACTGGTTGTAGTTCCTATTCCAACTCCTGTGGCGGGTAAAATCGCACTTGTAGTGACATTAATCCCTGCAAAGGTTGAAACACCAGTTGTAACATTTGAATTACCTAATACAAGACCATTTCCTGTCGCATTTATATTACCAATTACGTTTCCTGTAAGGTTTCCTGTTAAACTTCCAGCGACAAATGAATTTGCTGTACATACACCAGTAATTGCAACATTACCCTCGACATGAAGTTTATCGCTTGCATCTGTTTTACCTATACCTAAATTACCTGAGTTAGTGAGACTCATTAATCTCGAATTATTCGCACCTTTAAGCCAGTGGAAACTACCGTTACCAGATTGAATATAGTAATTAAAATTACCAGTTCCATAGTTAATTAAATCTAGAGCAGCTGAATCACTATATGGGAAAGACCCTGCTGTGTTGCCGAATCTTAATTGTGCATTATTCGCACCTACTGATGTATTTCTACCAATTACAATAGATGATGAACCAGATGCTTTATGTATTTGAATGTCAGCGTTTGCTGAGTCAATTCCTATACCTAAACTCGTAGCTGTCACTATACCAGCTGTAGTGGAACCTGATATTTTTAAATTATCATCAATGGTTGTTAAACCACCATCAGAATCTATTGTTAAGTTT